TTCGGACATACATTTAAGAAATTGCGATCCAAGAGAAGTAAAAATTTACAACTCGTATAAGACTATAAGTCTTACACGAGGTTGTTACAAAACCTTCTCTATCGCAAAGCAATAAATGTAAGACTATTATTTAGTCTCATCCAGGTACGCATTACTGCGTACCCCCCTTCGATCGCCGAAGGGTATCCTACCAACAGGCTGAGCCTGTTGGTTCTTAATGGTGTTTTTAGTCCACACGACTACAAATTGACGCCCCAGTCAATTATCTATATATATACAACATCATTTACAATGCCGTTGGATCAGTATAGGAATACATGATAGGTGCTCCTACAAACATACCTAATGTGAAATCTTCTCCCACACTAGTAAAGTGATCCAAACGGAAATTAGCGTCTTGTCCAGAATTAGATACTTCTGTCGCTATTTCAACCGATTGATTGTCTCCAATTCCCGCAATGTTTAAAAACCTAGCAGGTTTGAACCTTTGACCCATTGAATAATATGGAAGTTCAATTTCTAAAGTATTATTCAAAGATATAGGTACGACAGCAGTTCCGTTCAATGTGGAACGTTCCATTTGCTGCAAATTCTTTCGCCTGTCTCCAAAAATGGTATCATCCAATGGTTTACCAACTTGACTAAAACCTATTGGAAATAATGCTTCATGACGAGTGGCAGAAAGTGTAGGTTTAGCCAACGTTGAACTAGCTCCTGATACAATCCATTTATGTCGAAAAGCACCTCTTTGACATACAAAAGCTGGTGTCAAGTAATTTAACACAGTCATTGAACAAAAATTATATGGTTCATTAGTTGCCGCACTTGACACACCTGCATCTATGCCATTAGGATCCCAACCTCTATACATGGGCATTCCAGGAATATCCAAATTATAATAACGGTATCCAGTACCTACACTTTGAGGCCAATAAGAATTATGATATTGATATCGCCTCAATAAATCTTTATATGAAACGACTCGCTCTCCTTGATAAATCAAATATTGATTATCATCTTTAAGCAAAGGTGCTTGATCGGTACCAAAAGTATCAATTGGATTGCCTCCAACTGGATTATTGGAATTATCTCCTGCTTGAGCCAAAGGAGCATCAGGAGATTCCATGCTTGCTTGTTGTTGAAAGTAGGATAATGTCTTAAGATTTGAACTTGGAATAGCAACGGCAAAATCATCGCCGGCTGCTACCCAAACCTGAACCTTAACATCAGCTGGTGTAGTAGATGGAGTAGTAAGCTCATTAACAACATACACTGAAAGTGTACCATTATCAGCTATACCACCGCCAGCTATATTACTAGATGTACTGAATAAAGTATTGTCGGCAATACCATTAATTCCTATACAGGCATTCCATGCTCTAATATCTGTCCATTTACATTCATAATCAAATTCCCTTTCGCTAGAAATATCAACAGTGGTTGAATAAACTTGATTGAAAGCAACAGGACCAGAATTGTTGGTCAATGGATTGTAAACCAGTCTCAACCTACCATGATGGTATTCAGAGCAAATAACCTTAAAATGAAATTTAATAGTTCCCTGCCATGCTTCAAATGGGCCTGTTGCAAAAGCTAAGGCCGTGGAGTGAATCTCAGTAACTGCACCTGCAGTAACAGTATCACCACAAAAAGGTTGGACAGACATAGATGCTAATAAAGAATCGGTGACAGCAGCTTCAGGCCAATCAAATTGGCGCCAAAAAGTCATACGTGAGGCAATGGAGTGAATGGTTAATTCATCAGCACCTGCTAGCCCCATAGTACGTGTATCAACTGTCAATTCATTTTTAGAATCTAGCGATAATTTCTGAACTGCTTCTGGAGCATCAGAATTAGCCAAATTACCACAATACCGAGGAACATACGGTTGAATATCGGTCATTATTTGTGGACGTGAATATCCAAAAATGCGTGCAATGTTACCCATTTTGCTAGCAATCATACTAGTGGCTTTGGCATATGGCGCAATATATGGAATCATAGTAAGAGCGTCAGCAGCTTTGGCAATAGCTGAAGCAGGCTTGCTAATAAGTCCATTACTTTTAAATTCATCATCATTTGACATGTTAGACATTGTTTTAGCTTGATGAACAAAAGGTCTTGGGAAACCAAACTCATCAAGTTCAACACAAGAAGTGCTATCAGACTGGGCTGCAACAGTTGTTGGGATGAGTAGAGAAACATCTTCAGCCCATGCAAATATAGAGATAGTAATGGGATCAGTTCCTCCATTGGCATGTTGAAGAACATCGAAATCATGTATGGTACATTCTCCCATGTCATTCTCCCAACCTGACTTTGTGATATCCAAGTAATTTTCTGGCCAAATAAATGGTAAACACATATGTCCACCTTCCGATGTACAAGGATCTAACAAAATGTGAGGTTTGTTTGATGCGGCAATAATATCTTGAAGAAAGAAAGCTCGATCAACAGAAACTTGATCATTTTCTGAATAAGGATTATATGAAACAAGAGCTCTTCCATAATAAAAGGAATTACCATTGATTAATATTTTCAAACAAAGTTTGCATCTCAAATTTCTAAATCTATTAATCTTTTGGAGAACATCCGAATTATTAAAATAATCGGTCCAAGGATT